AGACGCATCAAAAAATAAGTCGCTCAAAACGGTGGTGATATCAGGTATAGATAGATCATTAACACTCAGTAGTGATTCAATCTTGTTTTTATAGAAACTAGTATCAAAACCATTCACAATAATTACACAACTATTATCATCTAAGGCTCTAACCCCATCTTGATCTGCTGCAAAAAATACCGCTCTATACCCCATATTAGATTCATATATCGCTACAAATTTTGTGGTTGATATCCAATACCTATCAAAACTAGAACTTGTAACTTTTGAACGAAGAAAATGTGATATTTCATGAATGCTTCCCACACCATCACCGGCAGCAAATTCTTTTACCTCTTCCAGCAGTGGGGCAAATCCACAACCCGAAATAAAACCTCCTGGCCATTTTGTGATTTTACTAACATCATCCGACAAAACCTGAAGTATCTCACCTGTAGTACTTTTCCAAACCACTCTTTTATCCGCAGCAAGTATTAAATTATTCTTATGGTTGATTAAGACTAACATGGTCATATTTGCAATTACCTTTGTCGATATTGGAAAGTATGTGAGGTTTTTATTTATGTAGACCGCACTATATTTAAGCAAGATACTAACTTAATGGGTAAAAATAAACCGCCCGAAGGCGGCTTAATCACTATCGCTGGGTCTTTGCTGTCGTGTTTCGGACTACTGCTTTATGCACCTTCGAGCTTGGATTTCCCATTTGCCCAGGAATATAATTGTCAATTTCCTCTCGGATAATCACGCGAATACGCCCATCTTCATCAACCTTGGTTTGCACCTGTCCAGACGTGTAGTTCTCAACCACCACATTGACTTGCGGCCCCTGTGATGAAATACCACTTAATTTAGGCATTTTCACACTGAAATCTGAAGGTGAACCTAAGGCCAACCCACCTTCAGCGAAGCCATTTTTAATTGAATGACGTAATGCTTCAAAGCCAGCCGGACCACCTAACGCTCTAATTTCTTCCTGGGTTAAAACACCTTCACCCTTATGGACAATACCAGCAGGATCGTACTTGCCACCGTGGCCAGTAAAACCACCATTTGCAAAGCCATCCATAGACACAGTTGCAATAGTTGCTAGTGCTG